TGATCCGATTTATTACGCAGCTTACGTAATTCTGTATAATACTTTGGATGTTTAAATGTAAAGCTCATTAATGTTTACCATATATAACACTTTTAATATCTTTATTCCAGCATGCTCTGCAATCTAAACACTTGCCGCCCTGATCTGGGGCCGGGCAGGTTCGAGCTTCACCGACTGTTACGCCTGAGTCATGAGACCAGGCAGCTGGTACAGGTCCATCTATCTTGCTACGTGACAACCGGATCACCAGGTTGTCTGGAACATCTTCAGGAGCTGGCAGGTACTGCCGCTCCTGTGTTGGCAGCCAGTGCTTTGTGTCTGGTGTCAGTCTACATACTTCTAAAATTTTTTGCATATGCTCTGGGCTCTGTACGTCGCCGGCGTCGTGCCATCTAAACCACTTCTGGCGCTTGATCACCGCAACCATTGCAGCGACCCAGTCCGGATGCTTAATAGCTTCCAGCCTCCTGTATTGCGCGCGCTTGATGGCCGGGTATCTGGTATAGTTACCCTTCATTGCATAACAGCCAAAGCAAGGTGTGCCCGGAATCTTGGCCAGCTTCTGGCCAGTCTTACAGGCCCAGGCTGGCAGGCTGTAACTCAGGCCCGGCATCTTGCTAGTTCTGGTAAAGCTGTCTGTAATTTTTAATGCTTCATTTACTTTCATAATTTCTTTCTCCTATAAACTCCTATAACACAATACAGGTCTCTTGTCAAGCTTGCGGCTTGACGCTTGCAGCTTGCGGCTTGTTGCTTGTAGCTTGGCCCCTGGGCCTGCAGCCAGCGCCAGTGCTGCAGGTAAACGCGGGCCATTGGTGCTCCCGGACGTCGACTCACTTCTTCTCCAGCTCTACGCCTTCATCCTCCAGGCGCTGCGCGATGTAATTGTTTGCAATAAAGAAGCCCAGCCAGAGCAGCCTACGCTCTTCAGATATGTGCCTGTTCATGTATTCGACTACTTCGTCTTCAGTTTTAAATGTGACTACAAAATTGTTTTTTCCTAGTTTCATAATTTTTCCTTTCTAAATTTATCCTATACTATCCCAGCTCACTTGTCAAGCTTGCTGCTTGATGCTTGCGGCTTGGTCCCAGTCTTTACGCTGTCCGGAATTAGTACACCCTGTAAAGACTGAGGCTTGCGGCTGGTGGTAGGTCTCACCCACCTTTACCCTAACGCGATATTGTTGCGCATAACGTCCAAGACCAATTGGACCGCAAGTGGCCCAGTCTTCTGGGTTGAGGCCGGCGTGCTTTATTTTAATAGCCCGGGCAACAGGCCTATCACCGTATCCGGTGCCAGAAGACTACATCTTTTGCTGTTATCCTACAGAACCAAAAGATGTATGTCCTATATAATCCTCTTGACTATAATTGTCAATAGTGTATATAAAATAAATGAAAGGAAATATAAATATGGAAAAACAAAGACGACAAACACTAAACGCAGATAAGCGAAAAGTTATTGCAGATGTTTTTCAAGATCATTTTGAAACTAATTCAAAATACAAAAAACAACATCAAGACGCAATAACAAATTACAATCAGTTGAGAGAACAAGCAAAAGTCAAAATGAATGACATTGTTAGATTTCATCAACCACAAGAAGATGTAGATACAATTAGAAGAATGATAAATAAATATTCTTCTAATGGTGGGGATTTACACCACGATAATTGTTTCTATGTTCAAACTGATACACCTCGTATGGACAAAGATTATAATGGAAATCCAAAAGAGGTTTATGATGAGATTAATATCAAGTTTGATGCAGATTGCAATTTTTTAACTTCTTACTATCGTGATGAGTTAAAAGCAAAAGGCATTGACGCAGATTATGATGTTAGACTAGAACACAATGGTAAGGATAGAAATCCAACTTACCACAAAGCCGAAAGTAATGTAAGAGATTATTTGGGTTTTGGTAGTCGTAATGATGAGAGTGGTAATAAAATGTATTACAAAGATGAATGGGAAAATGACTTTAAGATTTGGGTTATTGGAACAAGTTATTGTCATAGCCGACAATTTAAAACATCTCAAACAGATTTTGAGTGGTTTAATAAATTTAAGTCAGCCCAAGAGAATGTAATACTTGCCCATAAAAATCTATTTTCTCACGTTGAAAAGAAAATGGAAAAACTGCGAATGGGTTTAAAATCTTATAGATACTTTGACCAAGCCAAAGAGTTAGCTGATAAATTAGGTGTTGTACTTAATGAAAGTGTATTGAATGAAAGTAGTTCAATGGCATTATCAATTTATAGTCCAACTAATCTAGCTGATCTTTTGACAGATGAGGTTGAACAAACTAGAGATGAGAAGATAGCAATAGCTAAAAAGCTATTACAAGAACAACAAATTAATTTAAATTAATGGGTTGACTATGGGACAATCTTAGTATAGGATTGTCCCATAACAGAAAGGCAAAAATGAAAACATTTTATATTACATATTGGGCTAACAAGCACAAGAAACACATAACAAGACAAGGCAAACATGATGAGAAATCTCGTTATGGTATTGCTAAAAATGGAACTGCGTATTATGTTTATTATGACTTAGACGCACATGGATATAGAACTGCAAGTGGCAGTTGGAAAGTGAGGCACTAAATGGCAGAATTAAAAGAAGAACATTTTGAAACAATAGACAAGAACAAAGCGAAAGCTTATGAGGAACAAAAATCAATGAGGCAAGAGTGTAAGGAATATATTGAAACGTGTGGCACGTTTCATCTACAAGAAATACACTCTGAAATTAAACGTATGAAAAGGAATAAAATATGAGCGAGTATAATTGGTGTCATGGTCCAGAGTGTCATACTAGACACACAGTTGACAGAGTGCGAGGTGTTAAGGGCTCAAAGGTTTTGAGAACTCGTAAGATTAAAATTAATAATTGGAATAATGGTAATGCATGGTCATTGTTTTGTAGTCAAGGTTGTTACAATGATTTCTTTCACAAGTACGTTAACGAGATTGTTGCTATTGCGCCAAGAACCGAGGCTCTTGAAACACCGATTGAGGACCCACAAAAAAGAACAAGTAATTATGGTTGGAATGAGTGGACAATAAAGGTTGACGAAAGTCGGCAAATGTAATAGGATAATCCTATTAACAAGAAAGGTATAATATGACAGAACAAGTAAAAGCAAACACAGACGTCAGCGAGTTTAAGATCATTGACGACGAGAAGAATACTCCATCACTTAAAGAGGCGCAAGACTTTGTGGGTGGTATGGTTGAGTGTATCACCTGGCCGAATGGTGATTTATTAATAGTAAACGAAGAAGGTAAACTTATGGGTTTACCTTTAAACCCCGAAGCAACTATGCTGTGGCGTATGACATTTGATAATGACAACTACATTACAGGACGTAAAGACTTTGTTGTAGGTCCTGCGATCTACATCAAGAAACATGCTCTAAAGAATTGGGCATGACCTTTCTTCTCTCGGCCCTAACGGGCCGAGGGGTCCCAAACCAAAACAAAAATCCAAATTTTTTTATTAATTAATAACAATAAAACAAAAAAAGGGGTCCCAGTATTTGACATTTATTGTAAGATTTATACATTGATAACCAAGAAATACTTTACGGGACTCCTATGAACCTAGACAAAGAAAAATTAAAAAATTTTGAAAAGCTACCGCCTGACGTAAAAAGACAGTTTGCTCTTTACATGAATAAATGGAAAGAGAAGAAAAAGGAATCTAACATACAAAATGATTTTATGTCTTTTGTAAAACATGTGTGGCCTGATTTTATTGAAGGTAGACATCATAAGGAGGTAGCACAAAAATTTAACGAAATCGCTGAGGGTAAAACAAAACGTGTTATTATTAATATGGCACCAAGACATACAAAGTCTGAGTTTGCGTCTTATTTATTACCAGCGTGGATGGTAGGTAGAAATCCAAAATTAAAAATTATTCAATCAACTAATACAACTGAACTATCTGTAAGGTTTGGTCGTAAAGCAAAACAACTCATGGATTCAGCAGAATACAAAGAAGTATTTCAAACAAGATTAAAAGAAGATAGTCAAGCAGCAGGTAAATGGGAAACACAACAAGGTGGTGAATATTATGCTGCTGGTGTTGGTTCTGCAATCACTGGTCGTGGTGCCGATCTCTTGATTATTGACGATCCACATACTGAACAAGATGCAATGAACGCACACGCTTTAGAGCGAACTTACGAATGGTATACATCAGGACCAAGGCAACGTCTTCAACCTGGTGGAACTATTGTAATTGTAATGACAAGATGGAATGAAAAAGATTTAGCTGGTCGTTTAATAAAAGCACAGAAAGAACCAAAAGCAGATCAATGGGAGGTAATAGAGTTCCCTGCAATTATGCCAAGTGGTAAACCCCTGTGGCCTGAATACTGGAGCCTGCCTGATTTAGAAGGAGTAAAAGCGTCTATCCCTCTTTCAAAGTGGAATGCACAATACATGCAAAATCCAACTGGGGAAGAGGGAGCATTAATTAAAAGAGAATGGTGGCAAGACTGGGAAGGAGATATACCACCACTAGAACATGTGATACAAAGTTATGATACAGCGTTTATGAAAAAATCTTCTGCTGACTATTCAGCGATAACGACATGGGGAGTCTTTACACCTGACGAAGACTCAGGCAAACATTTAATTTTAGTTGATGCAATCAAGGGACGTTACGAATTTCCAGAACTACGTAGGATAGCGTTAGATCAATACGGATACTGGAATCCGGAAACAGTTATAATCGAGAGTAAAGCATCAGGACTCCCTTTAACTTATGAGTTGCGAAAAATGGGCATACCTGTTATAAATTTCACACCCTCAAAAGGTAACGATAAACATACGAGGGTTAACAGTGTCTCTCCGCTGTTTGAGTCAGGGAGAATATGGGCGCCCAAAGAAATGGAGTTTGCACAGGAAGTTATAGAAGAATGTGCAGCTTTTCCGTATGGAGACCACGATGATTTGGTTGACTCGATGACTCAAGCTGTAATGAGATTCAGACAAGGTGGTTTGATAGGACATCCTGAGGATTACAAGGACGAACCCATGCCGCCTAAACAAAGGACATATTATTAATGAGCAAACTTGATATAGGTAAATTTTTAATCTCTGCATTTAACATGGTCAAAAGAGGTGATATTAAATCTGAACAAGATTTAATTAAGTTTGCAAAACAACAATTCGGGGATCTAGATTCAGGGCTCTTGGGTCAAATCAAAGATGTCTTTACCAAAGGTAAAGCTGCATTTGCCACAGAAAAAAGAACCAAGGACATGATGAGAGGTGATGTAACTGGTGAGGGTCTTGCTAGCTTTCAAGAAAAAATAAAAGAGATAAAGAAAAATTTACAAGACCTTAAAGATTTAGATAAAGAATCACTTTCACTTGATCAACAATTAAGAGAAGCACTAGTTGATGCTTCAACTGGTTTTAAAAGACCTATGGGTTCTAAAGATAAAACTAAACCTTTTAAAACTCCAGGTATGCCGTTTCAAAGAGAGAATCCAAATTATAGATTACCAGGTGGTAGTATGTATGCAGAAGGTAATCTAAGAACTGCAATAAGAAAATTTTTAGAAACAGAAATAAAAGCAGGTAGATTAACCGTAAACGATAGAGATAAAAAAAGAGTCATAGACTATTCGCCTTTTTCAGAAGACGATCCGATTGATGTTTTTAGAAGATACTATGGAGAAGAAGCTTTAGATTCAGCAGATAAGATGGCTAGTAAATTAGAAATGGGAGAATCTTTTTCTGACTATGAAAGAATATTTAGGGAAAATATGCCTGAGCTAAAAATTAAAACAGAAGGTGCAGGTCAATACGATAAATCAATTGCTGATGCTGAAGCAGCCTTGAAACAAGCAGCAGAGGATGAAAAGAATTTAAAAAAACTAGAAGAGTTTGATGTTGAAGATAGAACTAAAAACTTTAAAGGTGGTATTAATAGAGTTGGTTTTGCAAAAGGTAAAATAAAACTTGCACAGTTTTTAGCTGGTAAAGGAAAAGATCTTGTTACAGAGATTAGAACATCAGTTAACAATATTATAGAATCAGGCGATAAGAAGATAGATGCTGATATGGCTGTTGATGACATGCTTGAAAATTTAGGAGTAGATAGAGACACAGTAGATCAAAAAGATATTTTGGAGGCTTACGATGAAGCATATAAAACATTAAGCGTACCACCTGGATCACGTGGTGGACCTGATGATATCGCAGAACCTTTTCAATCAGCAGAGGAGTCAACAGGTAATTTAATATCAGGACAACTTAAAGTGATGAGACTTGCAGAAGAAATACAACCAGGTCTTTTTGAAAAACTAACAGATACACAATTAGAAATTATAACAAAGTATGGTGATATGATTGATAAAAATCTTTTAAAAAATATTGTCTTAGATCCAGATCCAAATAATCAAGCAGCTGCTCTTGCTACAATTGAAGAAGCAAAAGTTATGATAGATAAAGGAATGGATGTAGATGAAATATTACGAATACAAGGTGAAGCTTTGAATAGAAGAAAACAAGCTGAGGGCGGACTAAGCTATTTGATGGGGATGTAATGGAGATAGCCAAATATAATGATATGATGGCTCATCTCACTCGTAAGAGATTAGCAGAGGGAAATGATAAACCACAAGTAATCCCTCTAAAAAAACCAGCAGAAGATCCATTAGAACTATTTAAAAAAAAATCAGATACTTTGTTACAAGCATCTTTTGCTTCAACTAACAAAGATTATTTTAATAGTCTTATACAAGCAGAATATGAGAAAGCCCGTGAGGCAGGAGTCTCGGCTGAGGATGCATTAGGTTTTTTAAAAGAGAAAAGTCAGATGTATCGAACACTTGCTGAAGAAGGAAGAATGCAAGGTGAGCCTGCAACACTAGGACCAAGTTATGGTAGAGAAAATAAAATGATTGGTGGACGTATGCAATTTGGTCCAGGAGGCACTAATGTCGAAACAGGTCAAGGTTTTCAACCAGGTAATCCAGGTAACGTACAAGCTCTAGAAAAAATAACAAAAGAAAAAACAGCATTAAAAAATAAAAAAGTTGAAAAATTTGTAGAGTTAGTAGAAAAGGGAAATAGTCCCTTAGACGCTCAAAAAAAAGTTATAAAACTTTTTAAACTACAAAGAAAAAAAGGATCAGGAACTCCTCCATGGGTAAGAGAAGGAAAAGACATATTAGTAGATAAAGGTGTTTTAGAAGAAAAAGAAAGAGGTAGTGTAAAAATTATTGGAGAAACAGAAGATTTTAGAACAGATAGAAATATAAAATTACTTTCTAAAAAAACAGTTGAACCAGGTATTAAAAAGTCAACGTATAAAAATTTAGCTACAGGAAAAACATTTGTTAAATATAAACCTTTACTAAGAGGAAATACGGTAACTGTTTCTGGTGCAGGTTTTGATACTCTCGAACAAGCACGGAAAACAGTAAAAGACTATGACGCAGCAAATCCTAAAAAAACGGCCGTCACTCTAAAACTTGAAGAAAATTTAAGAACACTTTTTAATAGTAAAAGATTAGCACCTTTGTTAAAATCTGGAGTTCCAGATAAAAAATATCTTAAAGTAGTTCAAGACATATTAGATTTAAATGTTAGTCAGGCAGAAGATAAACTAAAACAATTAGGAGAAGCTGTAAGACCTAATAGTAATTTTGATGTTCCAGGTATAGATAAAATAAATGAAAAGAAAGCTACAAATATATCTAATTTTTATAAATCAAAATCAGTTTCTAAAAAAGTAATTGACCAAGCAATAGGAGAATCTGTTGGAGAAAAGTCTTTAAAAAATCTTAGAGGAGACGTTCAAAGAGAATTACCTTTTCCAGGTGGACCTGAAACTTTTGAAGTTGATGAGGCTAAAGCAAAAAAGGGTAGCTTTAGACTAGGATCTAAACCTTATTCTATTTTTGGTCAGGTTATAGATGGTAGATTAAATCAGGGAGATAAAATGAGATATGATGCTCTATTATCTAGATTAGAAGAAGATGTGCAGAAGGCTCTTAAAGGTGAATTAATCAGAGGTGGTAAAAAAATATCACCAAAGCAAGCAGTTGCAACATATAATGAAACTGCAACAAAAGCAGAAAATTTATTTAACTCTCAAAAGATGAAAAATTTTAAACCAGTTAGAATTCCAAAAATAACTTTAGACTCACCTGATAAAGCTATTGCTAACAAGGCTGCATACACAAAATACAAACGATTTTTTGACAAAAACTATAAAGAACTTGGTTACAGTTTTAAAATACCAAAAGACTTAAAACCTATACCTGAAATTGCTGCTGACTTAAAAAATACAAATAGCTCTGAATATAAGAACATGATTAAAAATGTAAAAGAGATAGGTAAAAAATTTATTAAAGACATTAATAAGTATGATGAAAAAGATTTACTTAAAATATTTAATAACCCTAAGTTTCAACAATTTAAAAAATTTATGCCAAGACTAGTATCTAATGATGACTTTTCTGAAAGACTATATGCATCAGCAGATAACATCATGTCTGATGCCACTTATGTCGGAGGTGGAGGTGGAGAAGAAGAACAAACATTTGCAGAGAAAAATCCTATTACTACAGGAGTAGGTTTAACTGTGCCGAGTGCAGTAGCTGTACAAAAAGCAGCAGGTGTTCCAATATTAAAAGCATTAGCAAACATTGGTAAGTATCCTTTAAAAGCTGTTGGCTCTTTACCTGGTGCTATGTACTTTGCTGGTGATACTATTGCAGATAGATTGGAAGAAGGAAAAAGCATACCGGATGCTGTGATAGATAAAGAAGTAGGAATAGAATTATTATTTCCAGAAGCGTTTAAAAGATTTGGACCTTTGATGATGAGAGCTGCAAGATTAACTACACCTCTTGGTTTAGGAATAACAGGTTTGGGTCTTGCTAAAGATACTTATCAAAGAGCGCAAGAATTAAAAGCAATGTCTCCTGAAGAAAGAGCAGAGCTTGCAAGAGTAAGAGATGATTTTTCTTTTGGAGAATACTCAGGAGCAAAAGATGGTGGAATAATGAGAACAGGTTTTGCAGATGGAACATTTGGTTTAGATGTTTTAAAATTAGAAGACGAGGCTTTTAAAAGAGCACTTAAAGCTTTTGACTATTATAAAAGCACGGGTGGTAAAAAAAATTTTAGAGATTATTTAAGACAAGCTGGAGAGAGAGGATCTCAGTTTAGAGCAGATGGTGGCCGTGTAAATTTTGCAGACGGACCAGAAGATCCTAGTAAAAGAACTTTTATGAAAATTTTAGGTGGGCTTGCATCATTGCCTATAGTTGGAAGATTTTTTGACATAGCTAAAGAAGCACCTCTTGCAAAAAAATTTTTTACAGAAGTTCAACAATTAAAAAATACCTCAACACAAATGCCAGAATGGTTTCCAACATTTTTAAATAAATTTAGAAAAGAAGGAAAAGCAGAAAATGTATTTAAACAGGAAAAAGTAGCGGTCAGTAAAGCAGAATATGATCAAGCAGCAGCAGAGGGAAAATTAACAGAGGGTAATTATTTTATGGATCCTAGAACACCAGAATATATAGATAAAAATCCTGATCACTCGTTATACAATAAATTAGTAGATACTGATGAAGTAATCTACACAACATACACGAATGATAAAATTCCTGGTGTTCGAGTTGATGATATGGATGGTAATATTGATGTGCTGTTTGAAAATGATTACTCTCAACCGGTATCAATTAATTATACTGCACCAGGTGCAAAAGGACCTGAGACAGGAAGAATGGATATTTTTCTTGAAGGTGAGGCAAAAATGGAACCAAAACCAAAAGGGGAGTTTGTTGCTAACGATGTAGAGACATATGCAACAGATCCTGATGGGGGTTTTGATACAGAAGATGTTATTGCTAATTCACTTGATGATATGATGGAGGGAACAACTCGTATGATGGAAGAGTATGCAACAGGTAAGCCGGTTAAAAAATTATCTAAAGGTGAGGGTAAAGTTATTGAGGGTGAGATAAGAGCAGAGCAAGCAGCAGAAAGAGCAGCAGAAGAGGCTGCGGAAGCGGCAGATGACTTTGACTAAAAAACTAACAACCACAATACCACCAAAATCAGGGCCCATGCCACAAGGCTTGAAATTATCCTATAATACTGTTAAAGATGTTAAACTTACGGAGAAAATAAATGGCAGACATAGACAAAGCACTTCCAAACACAAGAAAAGAATTTGAAGTTCCAGGTGAGGAAGAAATTAAAGAAGAGGTTGTAGAAACAATCGAAGAAGAACAAGCATCACCTGATGCTGTAGAAGTTACAGAAAACGAGGATGGATCAGCAACAATTAATTTAGAACCATCTGCAGCATCACCAGAAGGCGGTGATGAGCACTATGCAAACCTAGCAGATTTTTTACCTGATGATGTATTAGGAAGATTAGCTTCTGATCTTAATGCAAAATATATGGACTACATGTCCTCAAGAAAAGATTGGGAACAAAGTTATACAAAAGGTTTAGATCTTTTAGGATTTAAATACGACAATAGAACAGAACCTTTTCAAGGAGCGTCTGGTGCAACACATCCAGTGTTAGCAGAAGCAGTTACACAGTTTCAAGCATTAGCTTACAAAGAATTATTACCGGCAGACGGACCCGTAAGAACACAGATTTTAGGAGCACCAAATGAAGAAAAAACACGTCAGGCAGAACGTGTAAAAGATTTTATGAATTATGAAATAATGGAAAAGATGAAAGAGTATGAACCAGAGTTTGATTCCATGTTATTTCATTTACCACTTTCAGGTAGTACATTTAAAAAAGTTTACTACGATGAAATGGAACAAAGAGCCGTAAGTAAATTTGTTCCAGCAGATGATTTAATCGTTCCGTACACAGCTACCTCATTAGACGATGCGGAAGCGATTATTCATCGTGTAAAAATTTCTGCAAACGAATTAAGAAAACAACAAGTTGCCGGTTTCTATAGAGACATTGAAATTGGAAAACCACAAGATAAAGAAACAGATGTTGAAAAGAAAGAAGCTGAATTAGAAGGTTCAAGCAAAACTGTTAATGAAGATGTTTACACTTTATTAGAGTGTCATATTAATTTAGATCTTGAAGGATTTGAAGATGTAAATCAAGAAACTGGTGAACCATCAGGAATTAAAATTCCATACATTGTAACTCTTGAAGAAGGGTCAAGAGAAATTTTATCTATAAAAAGAAATTATGAGATAGGTGATCCAGCTAAAAAGAAAATACAATACTTTGTGCATTTTAAATTTTTACCTGGTTTAGGATTCTATGGTTTTGGTTTAATACACATGATTGGTGGATTATCTAGAACAGCGACAGCTGCGTTAAGACAATTACTTGATGCAGGGACATTATCTAATTTACCAGCAGGATTTAAAATGCGTGGTATTAGAATCAGAGATGATGCACAATCAATTCAACCAGGTGAGTTTAGAGATGTAGATGCACCAGGTGGTAATTTAAGAGATTCATTTATGATGCTTCCTTTCAAAGAACCATCTGCAACATTATTAAATCTAATGGGTATTGTAGTACAAGCAGGACAAAGATTTGCATCTATTGCTGATTTACAAGTTGGTGATGGCAATCAACAAGCTGCAGTTGGAACTACAGTTGCTCTTCTTGAAAGAGGATCAAGAACAATGTCTGCAATCCACAAAAGAATTTACTCTGCTTTAAAAAATGAATTTAGAATTTTAGCAAGAGTATTCAAATTATATCTACCTCAAGAATATCCGTATGACGTAGTTGGGGCCCAAAGAATGATTAAGCAATCTGACTTTGATGATAGAGTAGATATATTGCCAGTTGCAGATCCCAACATTTTTTCACAAACTCAGCGTATTTCCCTCGCTCAGACTGAGTTGCAACTGGCAACCTCAAATCCACAAATGCACAATCTTTATGCTGCATATAGAAATATGTATGAGGCTTTAGGTGTAAAAAATATTGATCAAATATTAATGAGACCACAACCACCACAGCCAATGGATCCTGCATTAGAACACATACAAGCTTTGAGTGGAGGACAATTTCAAGCTTTTCCTGGTCAAGATCATAGAGCACACATAACTGCTCACTTAAATTTTATGGCAACTAACATGGCTAGAAATAATCCGATGGTTATAGCATCTTTAGAAAAAAATATTTTTGAACATATTAGTTTAATGTCTCAAGAACAAGTTGAGTTAGAATTTAGAGACGAGATACAACAACTACAAACTATGCAAATGCAGATGCAACAGAATCCAATGATGGCTCAACAGATGCAAATGCAAGTTATGCAGATAACTCAAAAAATAGATGCAAGAAAAGCACAACTAATTGCTGAAATGATGGGTGATTTTATGGAAGAAGAGAAAAAAATAACTTCTCAATTTGATAATGACCCTATTGCTAAACTAAGATCAAGAGAATTAGACATCAGAGCACAAGAAAATGCTAGAAAAGCTAAAGATGCTGATGAAAGATTAAATCTTGATAAGATGAAAGCAATGATGAACCAACAAAACAGCGATGAAAAGCTAGAACAAAACGAAGAATTAGCAAAATTAAGAGCTAATACGTCGATTGAAAAGACAATTTTAGGAAAAACTCTACCAACTGGTGATCAAATGATGCCACAAGTAAGTATTGTAAGAAAAGGTAACTAAAAATGGACAAAAAACAGAAAAAAGTTGCAAAAGTTATGAGAGAGTTTAAAAAAAAGAAGCTTTCTATCGGAAAATCTGATAAAAAAGTAAAAAATCGTAAACAAGCGATAGCAATTGCCTTGAATGAGGCAGGAATAAGGAGAAAAAATGGAAAAACTAGATAAAATAACTGACGTAAAAGTTGGTGAGCAAGAAACAGAAGTTGATCCAAGATCTGAAACTACTGCTAACAGAGCCGCAAGAAATAAAATTGGTACAGGTGGCCCTGAGATAGAAGTAAAAGGTCAAGGTGCTGTTTTAACAGAGAAAAAAAGAAGTTCTAAGGCTTATTAATATGTGGTTGTCGGCAATAAAATTAGCCGTCTCTGCTGGTAGTAAGATTTATGAGAACAAGCAGAAGACGAAGATGGCAATGTCTGAGGCACAACTTATGCATGCCTCTAAGATGGCCCGTGGTGAGGAAGCTTACCAGGGAAAACTATTAGAAGCCCGACAATCGGACTGGAAAGACGAGGCAGTTTTGATAATTCTCAGTTTGCCCGTGTTGGTGCTCGCTTGGGCAGTCATATCAGACGATCCAAGTGCGATGGACAAGGTAAAATTGTTTTTTGAGATGTTCTCACAGCTCCCGTCATGGTTTACAAATTTATGGATACTTGTCGTAGCGAGTATTTATGGTATAAAGGGAACACAAATATTTAGAAACGGAGGAAAAAAATAATGCCAAATAAAAGATATAACACACAGGTCACTAATAGATTTAAAGCTATGGGTGGAGGAATGGGAAGAAGAATGTATTCCAAAGGAACACCAAAGCCTGATTTTTTAGATATAGATGGAGATAAGAATAAAAAAGAGTCTATGAAAAAAGCAGCTGCAGATAAAAAAAGTAAAGGTAACGTAGTTAACAGAATGACTGCTAAAGGCGGAACTATCCCACCACAACTTAGAAAATTTATTGAGGCTAAGAAAAAAAATAAAAAAGAAAAAAAACCATCAATGATGATGGCAGCTTTAAAAGGAAAAAAATAATGGCTCGTCCAGGTTTATATGCAAACATTCACGCTAAAAGAAAGCGTGGAGGTAAGATGCGAAAGAAAGGTGCAAAACAAACAGCGAGATCATAATGACTAAACTATGTCCAAGAGGTAAAGCAGCAGCAAAAAGAAAATTTGCGGTATATCCTAGTGCATACGCTAACGCATACGCTTCTAAAATTTGTGCAGGTAAAATTAAAGACCCTTCAGGTGTAAAAAGAAAAGATTTTAAAGGTCGTAAACCAGCTATGGGTGGTGGCATGATGAGACAAACCTATATGGGTGGAGGCTTAACTGAAGCAACTGCTAGATTAAAAAGACAAGGTTTAGGAAAAGGTGGTAGTGTTTGTAAGATAGCCAAAAGAGGAACTAATAGGGAAGCTATCGGAAAGAATTCGTAATGGCCGGTTTAAAAGAATGGTTCAAACAAGATTGGGTGGACATCGGCGCTAAGAAAAAAGGCGGAGGTTTTAAAAAATGTGGAAGAAAATCTGCAAGTGGTTCAAAAAGAAAGTATCCAAAGTGCGTCCCTGCTGCCAAAGCGGCAAGGATGACAGACTCCCAGAGACGGAGTGCCGTTGCAAGGAAAAGAAGTAAAGCACAAGGTGTAGGTGGAAAACCTACAAATGTTCCAACATTTGCAAAAAGAAAAAAAGCTAGTATGGGTGGATATATGGGCCCAGCTATTAATTCTGAATATGGTGGTGTAACATTAAATAACGATTCTTATTCAAAATATTATAAAGGAATGCTTGACTAATGCGAACAGATTATCAAACAAGAGCAGAATTTTCAAAAGGCACAATGCCAGCTAGAAATAAAAAGAACTTCAGGCCTACAAAGGCTGGAGCAGGAATGACACGAGCCGG